CCATAACTTGCAGCAGGTTTATCTTCCTTTTCATGGTCATAAATCTCCTCTTTCATGCCCTTTCTTTTATAGATGGACTTGATAATTCGAGCAGACTTAGACATTTGAATCAGTTTCTTATTTTTATCCTTTGGTGCAACATCATCTGGACTGTTTGCACCGTCATTAGGCATAGATGTTGCGGCCATTGGGTCTTGATAGTTTTCATTCTTTGGTGTACCATCAGCCTTCTTGTGTGACTTGTAACCTTTGTTCTTCATAGACCATGCTAGAGCCCAAGGATTATCAATGTCTTTGTGTTTCTTCATTGCTTTGACAGTACCTTCAAAACCAGGAGGTGCAACTTCAGACACAACTTCTTCTTTTTGCACAGGCTTTTGTTCCGGTGCATACTTCTTTTTTAAATATTTGTCAACCTTACGAGCATACTCATCTTTTACTTCTTCTTTTTGCACAGGCTTTTGTTCTGGTGGTTTCTTGTTCAACAGTTCGTTACCTAGGCGTTCTTCACGCTCACGTTTCTCTTTGGCTTGTTGTAAAGCCTTGTACATACGAATAGAAGCAGATGCAGCCTCATTAACATCTTCATTTTTACTGTTTAGATAGTTACCAACAGTATCAATGTAGTCTGATGCCAATGTCAATTTAGACTGAACCCATGCAGGTAGTTGTTTCTCATAATCAGTACCAATGAAATCACGAACCATCTTTACGGCACGCTCCATCTGATCCAACTGATTTAGAACCATACTACCTTCATCGTCCATCATTTGACCCATTGCAATCGCAACATGATTTTCATCAAGTTCAAGGCTTTCTCTTAGCCTTGTCACAAAGGTATAGTCTTTCATAGTCAACACACCTTTTTTACGAATGTGTATTAACTTCTCAACAACCTTGTGCAAATCCATATCAGTCTTTGCATCTTCACGAGCATACTCCAACATACGGATCAACAATGGAATATCAAACATAACAACATCCATCTTGTCGATTGCTTCAGTTATAGATTCCAACATGTGGTCTCTTTTCCACTTGATGAATTGTCCTGTCTTAGAGTGTGCAACCTTCTGGTCTTTTGTTGCAAATTCTGGATTGATACCCCTAGATTTTAGGTATGTGTTTAAAGCAGCATCTTCCGCAATGTTTGCTTTTGCGGACCACGGATCTCTAGGATTGGTACCGAAAGTTGGCTTATCTGCGGTGCCCTTGACTATTGATTTTATTGTTTGCGCTTTGCTCATTTTTTACCTTATTCTGATGTACCTGTTTTACCCATCATTTCGTTCTTAACTCTTTTCAAAGATTTTTTGGCCAAGTATCTTGCGTGATTTAATGGCTTCAAATCTTCTGCATCATTGATGTTAGAGACAAAAGGTCCGTCTTCCTGACTGGTTGGTCCTTTTGCCTCATTTACTTTTTTTCTGTGTCCTGTTCTGGTGTGTCTTTTTGTTTAGAACCACCGTAACGAGAACCTTGTTTAACACCTGAACCACCATTTGGTTTTGGTTCTGCACGCTTCTTAACATCGGCCATCATTTCTTCCCAGCCTTCTTTGAATTGGCGCAGAGTTTTTGGTGTTCTAATATCAACCTCTTCTTTGGCCAAACGATCAACTGCCTTGTCAATATTAACTTTGCGTTTGCGTGAATCGGATTTAAACTTATCAGCAAGTGAAGTATTTGCATCTTTCATACTAGGGCTTCTTGCCTTGGATGCACGATTTTCAAAATCAGCTCCAATTTTACGAGAAATTGTGGAGTCAGCAGCTGCTTTTTTAACATAAGAACCTAGAGTGCTTTTGGACAACTCATCAATTTGTTCAGATTCCTCTTGGACTTTGTTTTGCATCTTAGCTCTAATACCACTAATTGTGCTATTTGGTTTTAATGCGGCACCAGTATTTGTATCAAAATTCTTACGGTCTTGTTGTTTTTGACCTGTTGCAACATTACCACGATCTCTTAATTGACCTAGTAGACTTTCATCAACAACTTCTTCTTTTTGTGGTTCTGGTTTCTTACCAGTTTGTGGTAGACCCATCTTGCGTTGTAGGTCTTTGCGTTGATCTTCATCTGAACCACCAGTCAAAGCTTTAAATGCTTTCTTGGCAACATCTTTGATGCCCTCATCAACAGTTTCTTCTTCTTTGACAGCTTTCTTTTCACCACGAAGAATCTTGAAATCTTCTGGATCAACTTTGTTGTTCTTATTTTTATCAATTAAATGTTGATTGCCCTTGAGTGCTTCTTGTTGAAGAATTTCCTCAATTGCTGAAATCATGCTATCTTTTTTTCTTAGGTCGATCATCTTATGCTCCTTTAATGTTTTTTGCGGCTGCTGCCATGGTTTCACCTTTGGCTTGAGCTGCGCCGCCGTGGCCAAAATGTTTTTCTCTGTCTGCTTGGTCATCGTATTCTTTAGCTTTGTCCATCAAGTGTTTCTTTTGACGAGCAATTTCTTTAGAATCATTTTGTGCAGTTTCTGGTGTGGATTCTTTGACGAACTCTGTGAATTTTTTCATTTCTTTTTCTTCTTGTTAAAGTAACCCATCTTATCCTTTGGATTTTCCATTGGCTCTTTGTTTGTCGAACCACCTAAAACACCAGCAACTCCCATTTCGGAATCTGATGGATCATTATATGATTCCCTGAATCTTTTAAAATTAACTTCTTCTCTATATGTCACATCGCCAAGACCAGACATAGGGTATACTGTTCCCTGTTGGCGAGTATCAAATTCTTGGCTGATTCCCGAAACATTCCTCATTCTCTGACTGACTGTAGGAGAATCAACCAATCCTTTTTTCTTTATTTTTTCTTTGTCTTTGCTGAAGTTGCTCTCTTTCGGGGCGGGGTAGGCTTGGACTGTGGGGCCGGAGTCTTCGGTGTAGGTTCTGAAGGTGTAACCTCCACGCTTGGAGTTTCTGTCCCACTTGATACTGTCGGCGTTGGAGTCTCCTGCACGATTGTCTGGGGTAATGTCACCTGGACCGTCTGCACTGGGGCCGGTTCCGGCTGATACTTTTGGATGTCCAGTGGATGATTGTCCTGTACCGGTGCGCTTGGTTTTGTAATTTTCAACAAATCTAAAATTCTTTTTAACATTTTCATTTTCCTTAAAAACAGAGTCAGTTATACTATATTTACCATGACTTTCCAACCAAGAGAACGCAATTTCATTAAATTTTCTGTTCTCAATAAATGTATTTATTTTTTCGTAAGTATCAGAAATATCTTCTTCAAGTTCTTCTATTGAGGAACTATTGTTGAATTCCATGAAATTCTGAAAGTTTTGAATGTATGCTTCTTTGCAGGCTTGGCCAAGTTTCCATTTGTCGTATCTGATTGATTCGGCAAGTGTTTTTGTCAATCGTTCGTTTCTTGCTTTGCTTGCTTCATTCGTGGTATCAACGAATACCATAGTGGTACTGTAACCTAATTCTTCTAGTTCTTCCTTGATGGTAAGTATTCTGGTGTGGTCATCTGCTGGTCCATTGATGATTAGAGGACCACGATTGCGGATTGCTTCTCTGCGGTGGTCGTTCGTCTTTTCAGATAACTTTTGTTTGTCCATTAGATATTCAAAAGCTTGCACCGAATTCAACTCTACAGCCTTTGCTTCTGCAATGGCTTCACGGATGATAATGTCTTTACCAGAACCAGGACCACCTGTTACAAATATGGCTCTGAAAAGTCCACGATTGTAATTCTCATTTATACCCATGCCCTTACGAACATCACGGAACAATTCTTTTGCATGTTTCTCTGGTACATGTGATGGAACACCTTGTTTAAAGGAATTAAAATCACCATTCTTCGCATGTTCACGCATCTTGGATGCTGACATACCTTCTGCACCTTCGGCATCAGGATCACGCTGGCCAGCAGACTTAACTTCAATCTTTTTAAAATTGAATAACTTTCCTGGACCTTCACCGTTGTACTGATGTAGTTTTTGTTCATATTCAGAGGTTCTATCTGAACCTGCAACCATTACCAAGTGGTCATGGCCAGCTGCATGTAATGCTGCAGCGTGTTGTAAGAATGTTGGTTTCTCTTTACTGGATGCTGTTATATTTGCACCAGGAAAGAATCTTTTAGCATGTTTGATTTTGCTTGCTGTTTCTAGTGGATTCTTCTTCGCATCCATAGAATGTGAAACAATGATATGATGTGGTGCTTTATAGTCTTTTGCTATCTGTTGTACTTTATCAACCAACTTCTCATGGCCAATAGTTGGTGGATTCATACGACCAAATGCCATCACCACAGGTGTATGTGTCTGTGCATCTTCTTGTAACTTTTCTAAAAACTTTTTCATATGTTTCTAATCCCAGCAAAATTTCTCTTAGAGAATTCCGCACGATTGACAAATTTATCCGATTCTTTGTCGTGATGGAAAACATATCCTTCAGGATTCGCAGATTCGCCGCCGTGTGTATGTTGAAATTCTTGGTGTTGATTCATAACACCAATGAGTGTATCTTTGGCCTTCTGTATGTGGCCGTGCATCTTAAATACATTGTTATAGTGTTTTTTATTTTTTTCAATTTTACCGAGTTCAGCTTTAAGATCAGCTTGTTTGGCTGTACGATTCTTTTCAACTTTAAGTTTATCAATTTTTTTATTAGTATCAGTTTCTAACCAATTCTTAAAGTTTTGATGATTAGGTTCTTCACTTGTTCTAACTGTATGATTCATATAGGTTTCCAATGGACCACCAACTCCATGATGTGCTTTTGTGCCAGCATACATGTCATCACCATGAGTGTCATGTACTGATTGAGCCATTGCAATATGTTTGTTGAATTTCTTCTGTTCTTCTGGACTGAAATGAACTTTTGCTGTGTCCATTCTTGGATCGACTGAGAACACATCTGGATGTTTCTTAAAGTTTTCGTGGTCAACTTCA